CGCGATCTCGTAGAGCGCCCACTTATCTACCCACTCCGGCCGGATGTAGCGACCTAGCCCGTAGCGTTTGTTGGTGAGCAAGTCGTAAAACACCCAAGCAGGGTTGTCTGTGAACTCTGTATTGAAGGTCCCGTTCCACACGCCCGCATAGGTGCGGGTCACTGGATCGTAGTTGACTGGCACTTGGAGTGGACGACCCATGACGTCGTATTCGCGTTTCGGGATCGTCGAAAAATACGCCGCGTCAACCGCCAAGCCCATATACGCGGTGTCAGGATACGAAAGCTTCCAGTCCAACACCTCCGTGTAAGATGACCACCACGTCTCATTCTGAAGCGTGGTAGTCGTATCGTTATCCGGCGTGAGTCGGCGCACGCGCACTTGCCAAGGTGCACCGCCCGGCGGCAGATCAATACGATACTCGCGCTCATAAGGCGACGTGCACTTCCCAGCGATCGTGTCCTGCCTGACTTCAGTCCACGCGCCAGTGTTTGTCTTGACGTCTATCGCAATGGTGACTGCCGTGCCGTAGATGCTCCCGCTGGACTGATCGACACGCGACAACGCAGGGATGCGAATCTTGACGCGCACTGCGTCAAGCGGCGTGCTGGTGATGGTTCGCACCACCGGCGTGTCTGCGCGAACCCGAACACCGACCGCGACTTCGGTCTCTGCCGCGCTGGCACCTGGCAGCGGCTCCTGATCCGGCAGGCCTGCCATCAGCGCCCACGTGACGCCCTTGAAGTTCGGCGATCCGTCCGGATTAACGAGCGGCGTGCCGTTGAAGTAGATGCTTTGCGCGCCGTTCACGAGGCCGACAATCGGCCCTTCACCAAGCACATCGATGATGCGAGCCGTTGCCTTAGCGCGAAGCGTGTTCGGCTCCTCGCGCGGTGTCGGCTGGCTGCCACCGCCCTTGCCGCCACCACCGCGACCACGGATTACCGTCGTCACGTCTTGCCCCATGCTAGGACGCCAAGCTTGCCGCCAGGCGGTGTCTCGCCGTTACCCGCTGCGCCCCAGTCCTCGACGTCTATGCCAACCGATGCGACCACCGAACCGACGCGGCACCGGCCGTAGATGATCGGCACCGGCACGCCCTCCGCTGTGGCGTTAGTCGGCCCAGTCAACAGATACGACTCGCGCCGCTCAGTCGCACCGTAGTGCGGCGCTTTGGGCTGTGGCGAAAGCAGCGCCGCGACGCCTGTAAACACGAGCGCCGCACCGGCTTTCGCAAGGCCGCCAGCCGTTAGCAGACCAGGCACGACTTCAGCTCCCCACGTCAGCCCGAGCGCACCTGCGCTTGCTCCTGCTGGCGCGCCAAACGGCATCGCTACTGCGAAGCCGATCGAGACCGCGACAAGCGTGATGCCGACAATGATTTTCGCTGCGCCGCGACCGCCACTGCCCGCCGCCACCGGAACGATGTGTAACGGCGCGCTGCCTAGGTGAAACTCGATCTCGTCCAGCCCGAGCGACTGGCCCTTGCGACGATCGCCGCGAATCAACCGCCAATGCCCGACAGACAACGCCTCGCGGAATCCGCGATATTGCGAACAGAACGCCCGCACCGCCTCGCCTGGCGTTGCCACGTCAAACCGATGATGGCGGCCGAACCGCTTACCGAGCGCGCCGTGCAGATAGATGTCACGCAGCATCGCTCGGCCCCACGTAGCGCAACGCGTGCGTCACATGCGACATCCACCGCCCGAGCGGCTCCATTCTCGACAGACGATTCGTTAGGTGATGCAGAACCAACCCGTTTGCCAGCACGATGCCACCGTGATTAGGAACTCGCGACATTACGCGAGCTAGCACAACGTCGCCGGGCTGCAGTTGCTCGATACCGATCTCCGCGAACCCGGCCTTGGCGAAGTTGTCGAGATAGAGATTCTGCGGCTGCTCCTCGTCCGACCACCAGCGATCCTTGCGAGGGAACTCCATCAGTTCGATGCCGCGTTCCTCGGCGAACCAATCGCGGATCAGCGCGTAGCAGTCACCGCGACCGTCACTGCCTGATGGGCCTGGCCGAAAGTCGCGACCGATCAAAGGCGGACGTGGCACTCCAGGCCCCCACCACAGAACCGCGCCAGCGCCGCCTGAACTGACAGTCAGCACACCCCACGGCAACGCGGTTGCAATCTGCCCGGCCATGTCTTCCACCGACGGCCAAGGGTCACTGTCAGGATGCGAGTGCACGATCGCTTGCACGCCAGGCTGCATCGTCTCGGCGACGTCGATCATGAAGGTCTCGCGCGGGTTCTCGGCGAGGTTCTCCATTGGCACATAGGCACCGTTGATCACCAACCCGCAGGCCTCGCGTGGATACTCCGCACGCGCGTGTGCGACGATCGCGGCTTCGACGTCTGGACCGAACATCAACGCACCGTGCCGATCCCAGGGAAAGCTCGCGTCGGCAACACTCCGCCGACGCCGAACCTAAGACGACAGTCGCCTAGCCGCTTACCGCAGCGATCGTGTGGCTCGCTGGTAGGCACGCCAGCTTCGGTGAAATAAGCCGTGCCGGTGTAAGGACACGTCGCGTCTGTGTAGTCGAACTCTGCGCCATTCCACCGCCGATAAATGTGCGTGCACAGATTGCGCAGCATCTGACGGCCAGGGATGCGCTGGCCTTCTTGCTCCAGCACCGACGCAAGCTCCCACTCCACCATTACGGGGTCTTGCCGCGTTTTGCGCTCAACGCGCCAGACATCCGGCTCGAAGTGCGCGTTCGGATCAGCGCCAGGCTCACCATCCAGGAACTGCCTGAACGTGCGCAGCCGGGTCAACTCTGCGCCGATAAGATCGCCGCCAGGCCCGAGCAGACTCCCAACAATGCCGCCGATGTTTGAGATGCGTAGCTTCGGGCGCGGCGGCGTTCCACGACCAGACCAAGCGAAGCCTTCTGCCTCGATTGGGAACGGCTGATACTCGAAACCCTGAAACTTGATCGTCTGTCCAAGCTCAGCAGTAGCTATCGTGTCCTGAGGTGGCAGCAGTGGCCCACCTAACTGCGACACATTGCGTTCCCATTGCGGCGCTCCAAAGCGCAACGTAAAGTCTAACGTGCCTGTCGCAGTGATGTTGGCGAAGAGACCATGACGTGCGTATGCGGTGTCAGAGGCCGTCAAAGATTCGCTGCGAACAAACAATTGCTCACGCAGTGGGGCATTGGTTGGAAACGCAACGTCTTGTGATACGGTTGCTCCTGAACTTTGATCGGCATTAAGACGCTGGCGACGAAGTTGGAATGTGCCTGTCCATCCACCAGCCATCGAACGCGCATAGGCGCCATAGGCGATCGGCTCATTCTGGACAGCCGGTATCGTAGTGGTTGACGCAAACCACAATCCCACCACGCCTGTCGAGCTTATCGGCCCGAACCAGCGGATATCGATATAGGGTAAGCCATCCTCCACACCACGATCCACGATCTGTCGCGTCAATCCGCTGATGGCTGTTGTTGTCATTGTCGTCGGCGGCGTCCCAGGCGTTCCCGACACAGCCCCAACGAACCACGGGTTCAGCACCCAGTTCTTGCGCGCGCCCTCTTTCAAGAGCCCTGTCGCGGACACAAAGCGAAACACCTCGCCGACCTGTTCGGTGGCGTCGAGCGTATACAGCGTCACCAGTGAATCAGCGGCTGGTTGCTGCGCTACGGATTGCACCGGCGGCATCGCTCACGCTCCAAGGTCAAACACTTCATCGAAGCGGGCTGTTAGCTCGGCAAGCGATGCACCGCGCTCGACAACCTGCCACTCCTGGCAGACAAACACGCGCGGCGAAGACGCTCGAGGCGGAGTCCAACGGAACGGTTCCACGCCTCCCCGCTCCGCAAGAAACGCCTCGATTGCGTCGATGTTCGCTGCACTCATTGGCCCCCATGTCAGCGACCAGCTTTGCGGTTGCGTATTCAGACCAGCGCCCGTTCGTTGCGAATAGCCATCGCCGAATGACGCCACGATCACGCGCGGTTGCATGACCCGCGTCGCATCGATCCGTGGCGGACGAGGAGGAGTAAACGTAACCGCAGGCATCGCTACACCATCTGTGGGCTAGGCCTTAACAAGCCGCCCGCGCGCTGCTGCTCCTGGATCGCAGCAATGACGCCAGCTCGCGTCAGCCGAC